GGGCTGACATGGGATTGATGGCAAGACCAACGACAGGCGCGGATGGCTGGCCGGCTGAGTGACGGGCGGGGGATGCGAATCTCTACACTCTCAACCGGGGGAACCGCCGCCCACCTTTCCTTTCATAAACTTCCAGAAAAAAGGCTGTAAATCATGGGCGTGCGCGGGAGACGATCAAGCGCATCACTGACTGTCGTGCGGTCTGGCGAAGTTTCTGTGCAAGCGCGCCCGCAACCTCCGGCGCATTTACCGCAGGACCAGCGCGTCGAATGGATGTCCGTTGTGAACCGGCTCCCTGCCGACTGGTTCCAGGATGAAACGCTGGCGTGTCTCGAGGCGTACTGCGCCCACGCTGCGAATTGCCGGTGGTTCGGACAAATGCTGGCGGAAATGCGCGGCGCCGATCAAGTGGACATGGACGAGGTTGATCGCGTGACGCGGCTGCATGAGCGCGAGTCCCGCGCCATGTCATCGCTCGCCACGCGGCTACGGATTACGCCGCAGTCAACCTATGACGCAAAAAAGAAAAAGCCCATCCAAGCAGCGAGGCCGTGGGAAGCGCAAACCGACTGACGGCGAGCGCGCAATTGAGTGGATTGAGCGGTATTGCAGGATTCCAGAGGGCAAATTCGTAGGGCAGCCGGTAGGGCTTAGGGATTGGCAGCGGGACATTCTGTGCGGGATATACGACACACCGACCCGTCGCGCGATCATCAGTTTCGGTCGCAAGAACGCGAAAGCCCTCGCGCTTGATACGCCTGTCCCTACGCCTAGCGGGTGGCGGATTGTCGGCGAGATTGAAGTCGGCGACTTTGTGTTCGGGGCCGATGGCAAGCCATGCAGGGTGCTTGCGGTCTCGGACGTATTTATCGGCAAGCCTTGCTTTTCGGTTGGCTTTTCGGATGGGTCGTTCGTGATCGCGTCTAGCGACCATCTTTGGACAACGACGCACTCGTTTCGGCCGTGGGCAAAGTCTCGTGTGAACGGTTCTGGCAACGGTGGTAGGTGGAGAAACGATACCATCACGACGGATCAGATTTCTCGATCGTTGCGCAAGACTAGGGCCGATGGCGGCATTGAAAACAATCACAAGATTCAATCCGCCCCGGCGCTCGAATCGGAAGACACTACCCTTCCTGTTCCCCCTTACACTTTGGGCGCGTGGCTTGGGGATGGCACATCAGCCTGCGCCCGCATAACCATAGGCGAGCGCGATCTTAAAGAGATAGTCGAAGAACTGCAATCCGACCGGACGCCGGTCAGGGTTCGTCGCAACCAAAACAGGTCACCAACGCTGATACTGGCAGGCGGTGTCCGATCTGCTTCACTGCAAACGAAGCTCAGAAGACTTGGGGTGCTTGGCAACAAGCACATTCCGGATGCGTACTTTGATGCCGGCACGTCGCAACGATGGGATCTGTTGCAGGGCCTGATGGACACCGATGGGACCGTGAATCGGTGTGGCGGTCAGACTGCGGCGCGATGCAGTTTCACCGGCACAAGCGAGAAGTTGACTTACGGCGTCTGGCGGCTTGCTCGTTCGCTTGGCCTAAAGGCGACCAGGAATAAGGGCATAGCGAGGTTTCGCGGACGAGACATCGGGCCGCTTTGGCGAGTAGAGTTCCCGGCGTCTGCTGAATCTCCGGTATTTCGGTTATCCCGCAAGCAGGCGTTGTTGCCGCAGGTGCTTGGCAAGCGAAGCGGAACGCTGACCATTACGTCATGCAGCTCGGTCGAGAGCACGCCGACCAAGTGCCTGATGGTTGATTCGCCGGACGGCCTGTTCCTGGTAGGGCATGGATGCGTCCCTACGCATAACACGACCCTTGCCGCGTTTCTGCTGCTGTATCACTTGTGCGGGTACGCGCATCGCCCGAATAGCCAGCTATTCAGCGCCGCGCAGTCCCGCGACCAGGCGGCGATCCTGTTTGCGCTGGCCGCCAAGATTGCCCGGCTGTCGCCTGAACTGAACAGCGCGGTTGTCGTTCGGGACACGGCCAAGCAGTTGTTTTGCCCGGCCCTTGGAACACTTTACCGCGCCCTGTCGGCAGATGCGTCAACGGCCTATGGCCTTAGCCCCGTTTTTACGGTCCATGACGAACTCGGACAGGTGCGCGGCCCGCGGTCCGAATTGTACGAGGCGCTCGAAACCGCAAGCGGGGCGCAGGAGCATCCGTTGTCGGTTGTCATCAGCACGCAAGCCCCGACGGATGCCGATCTGCTGTCGCTCCTGATTGACGACGCCAGGGCCGGGGCGGATCCCAAAACGAAGCTGTTCCTGTACTCGGCCGACCCGTCGCTCGACCCGTTCGGCAAGAAGGCGATCGTTCAGGCCAATCCTGCGTTCGGGGACTTCCTGAATGCCGAGGAAGTGATGGCGCAGGCCGAATCCGCAAGGCGGATGCCGAGCCGCGAGAACAGTTACCGCAACCTGATTCTGAACCAGCGGGTTGCCTCCGTCTCTCCGTTTATCTCCCGTTCCGTGTGGGAGGCGTGCGCCGGGCCGGTGGATGATGCCGCGTTCCTGTCCGCCCCCGTGACGGTCGGGCTTGATCTTTCGGCCAGAAACGACCTGACCGCGCTTGCCTACGCGGCGCAGTCCGAGGATGGCGTGTGGAACGTCCGCGTTGAGTTTTTCGCCCCCGAGGTTGGTGTGCACGAGCGGGCCAAGCGCGACCGGGTGCCGTATGACCTGTGGGTAAAGCAGGGCTGGATCACGCTCACGCCCGGCTCATCGGTCGACTACGAGTTCGTGGTGAAGCGGATGCTTGAGATATGCAGCGATTCCAAGGTCGAGGAGATCGCCTATGACCGCTGGCGGATTGACGTGCTCAAGAAAGAAATCGAGCGTCTTGGCGCAGACTTGCCGTTGGTGGAGTTCGGGCAGGGGTTCAAGGACATGGCACCGGCTGTCGATGGGATCGAGGCGCTGCTGCTCAACAAGCAGATCCGCCACGGCAACAACCCGGCCCTGAACTGGTGCGTGGCGAATGCGGTAACGACCAAGGATCCGGCCGGGAACAGAAAGCTGGACAAGTCGAAGGCGACCGGCCGAATTGACGGGCTGATTGCCGCGATCATGGCAATGCACCGCGCAATGGTTCGGACAGCCGAGCGCAGCGTGTACGAAACGAGAGGAATCAGATTCCTGTGAAACCGGACCTCAACGATTACATCGCCGCGACCGGGTTGATCGCCGCGACCGCTGGCACCTGGGCACGGTTCGGGTGGGAAGTTTCCGCCATGCTGTTCGGTGGCGTTCTGCTCGTCATCGGCGTGTGGCGGTCGCTGTAATGGGGCTGCTGCAATCCATCATGCGTCCGCGCGCGGCATCCCTGCGCGAGCCGCCGGATTGGTTCAAGGAGGCCCTTGGCGTTCGCCGGACGGTTTCCGGCATCTCCGTGAACGAGAGAAACGCCATGCACGTCTCGGCGGTGTTCGCCTCGATCCGGCTGATCGCCGAGACCGTGGCGTCTCTGCCGTTCATCGTCTATCGCAGGCTGGATCGTGGCAAGGAACGGCTGCCGGGGCATCGCGTCTACCGGCTGCTGCACGACCAGCCGAACGAGGACATGACGGCAATGGTGTTCCGCGAGACGTTGCTGTCGCACGTTCTGGCGTGGGGCAACGGGTACGCGGCGATCCTGCGAAACGGCAACGGTCAACCGATGGATCTCTACCCGATCATGCCGGACAAGGTTTCGGTCGAGCGGTTGCGGGGTGGGTTGATCGTTTACCGCGTCAGGGACGAGGTTGGCGGGGAGACCATCATGCGTCCGCGAGACGTGCTGCACATCCCCGGCCTGGGGTTCGACGGGATCGTGGGGTACTCCGTGGTCAGGATGGCGCGGGAATCACTCGGGTTGACGGTGGCCGCCGAGCAGTATGGGGCGGCATTTTTCGGCAACAACGCCAACGCCGGCGGGGTGATCGAGGTTCCAAACGCCCTGTCCGATACGGCCTATTCGCGCCTTCGGGATTCGTGGGAGGCCCGGCACCGTGGGCCGGAGAACGCGCACAAGGTCGCCATCCTCGAGCAGGGCGCGAAGTTCGACAAAACCAGCATCCCGCCCGAGGATGCGCAGTTTCTGGAAACGCGCAAGTTTCAGGTCGAGGACGTGGCCCGGTGGTTCCACGTCCCGCCGCACAAGATCGGGCACCTCGAGCGCTCGACGTTCAGCAACATCGAGCACCAGGCGCTCGAATTTGTCACCGACACGATCCGCCCGTGGCTGGTCCGCACCGAGCAGGAAGTCAAGCGCAAGATGTTCATGGCGAACGAGCAGGATCTGTTCGCCGAGCATCTGGTGGACGGGCTGCTCCGCGGCGACATCAAGAGCCGCTACGACGCCTATGCCTCGGCCATCCAGAATGGCTGGATGACGCGAAACGAGGCCCGCGAGATCGAGAACCGCAATCCGCTGGACGGGCTGGACGAACCGCTCGCCCCGCTCAACATGGTTCCGGCGGACAAGATCGACGAGCAGACCGATGACAACGAAAAGAAAGCAACCGCGCTGGCGGAATCCTCCGCTCGGCGCATCGCCCGGCGCGAGCACGACCGCGTTCAGGGCGCGCTCAAGAGGCTCAAGGCCGATGGAGACTCAAAAGCATTTGACGACTGGCTCGCCGGGTTCATTCCTGAACATACCGGCTACGTGGCAGGCGCTATGTGCTGCGATCCTGAAACGGCGGCAGCCTACGTGCGCGGGGTCATCGCGCGACTCGAGCAGTCGGACGACATCGAGGAAACGCTGAGAAACTGGAAGACCGAGCGCGCGGCGGAACTGCTGGCGCTGGTAAAGGGGTGACAATGCGCGAATGGTACAAAATCAAGGCCGCCGGCAAGACTGCGGAAATCCTGATCTATGACGTGATCGGGGAATCGTGGGACGGGTCCGGCGTCCCGGCCAAGAAGTTCGTCGAGGACGTGGCCGCGCTTGGATCGGTTGACACGATCAAGGTCCGCATCAACAGCCCCGGCGGGGATGTGTTCGACGGCACGGCGATCTACAACGCGCTGGTCGGGCACAAGGCCCGCATCGAGACGCAGATCGACGGCATGGCCCTTTCAATGGCCTCCGTCATTGCGATGGCCGGAGACATAGTGACCGCCCCCGAGAACGCCATGCTGATGGTCCACAACCCGCAGACGATGGCCTACGGTGATGCCGAGGCCATGCGCAAGGTCGCCGACACGCTGGACAAGGCCAAGACGAGCCTCATGGTTGCCTACCGGCGCAAGACAGGCAAGACGGACGAGGAAATTTCCGCTTTGCTGGATGATGAGACGTGGATGACCGGCGCCGAGGCGCACGAGATGGGGTTCGTGGATTCGCTGATCGAACCCGTGCGGATGGCCGCGTTCTTCGATCTCTCGAAGTTCGGATACCGCAACGCGCCCGAACTCCGCGCCATTGAGATTCCGCCCGAACCCAAGGGCCGCAAGGTCGCCATTGAGCGGCGACGACTCGAATTGACCAGGGCGTGCTAGCGCACTAGCCCCGGTTCCCAACAGGCCGCCTCCGGGCGGCTTTTTCGTTTCAGGCCGCCTCCGGGCGGTCTTTTTATTTCAGGAGGTCCGAAATGGACAAGATTTTGAAGATGAAGTCGAAGCGCGGCGAGGCGGTTACCGCCATGCGTGCGCTGCTCGACAAGGCGGACACGGAAAACCGCGATCTGACCGCCGAGGAAACCACGCAGTACGACGCGCACAAGGCAGAGGTCTCCAAGCTCGATTCCGACATCGCCCGCGCCGAGGAACTGGAGGCGATGGAGATCAAGGCGCAGCTTCCCGCGAAGCCCGCCGTGAAGCCCGCCGGCATCCAGTCCACGCGCCCGCGCTACGGCAAGCTGGTTGCGTTCCGCGGGGATAATGCCGAGGAACGCGCCTACCGTTCCGGCCAGTGGATCGCCGCTGTGCTGTTCGGCGACCAGAAGGCCGCGCAGTGGTGCAACGATCACGGTCTGGACATTCGCGCAGCGCAGTCCGGCGGCGTGAACACCAAGGGCGGGGTGCTGGTCCCGGATGAGTTTGAGTCCGCGATCATCGATCTGCGCGAGGAGTATGGCGTGTTCCGCCGCGAGGCGAACGTCATGCCGATGGCCCGCGACACGCTGGTCATTCCGCGCCGCACTGGTGGGCTGACTGCCTACTTCACCTCCGAGAATCCCTCCAGCGCCATCACCGAGTCCGATGCCGCGTGGGACAACGTGAGTCTCACCGCCAAGAAGCTGGCGACCCTCACGCGCATGTCCTCGGAGATCGCCGAGGATGCGGTCATCAACATGGCCGACTGGCTGGCGCGCGAAATCGCCTATGCCTTCGCGGTCAAGGAAGATGACTGCGGGTTCAACGGCGACGGCACCTCGACCTACGGCGGCATCACCGGCGTTCGCACCAAGATCATCGACGGCAATCACACCGCCGGCGCGAAGGATGCGGCTTCCGGCAATGACACGTTTGCCGAGATCACCGCGACCGATCTGGCGACTGTCATGGGCGCCCTGCCGAAGTACGCGCTCCGCAACGCCAAGTTCTACTGCTCGCAGCCGGCCTTCTCG